CTGCACGTCTACCAGTTTTTTAGCTTCCTCGGCTGCTTTCTGAGCTTCTGCACCATAATCAATGTCGATATATTGCTGTTTCTTGGAGATAAGCGAATCCCAAATGTCAATCAGTCCTTCATACTTTGATTTCATATTCTCGTACCCGGAATAATCGGCACCTCCGAAACCAAACAGTCCGGCTATCGTATTGCCTATTCCAGTCAATATACTAACTGACCCTGTAATAGCACTGAATGGTTTTGTCAAATCAATGCTTTCCAGTCCACTCATTACCTGACTGACTCCGTTCAATGTCTCACTCACCGCTTCCGGAACTTTTACGCCAAAGTTTCCTAACATATCCACTATGTCGTTTCCGGCATTGACGATTGCCATTCCTTTCTGTCCAATAGAATTGGCCGCATCAGTCAGACTCTTCTGTGCACTGTATCGTTTATCCTGGGCAGCACGAAGTCTTTCCTCCGCTTCGGCCTGAGTAATCAGCTTACGTGTAAGGGTTCCGGTTGCTTCGTCATATTCTTCCACAATTACGCTTACACCCATCTGCGTCTGGTTCAACAGATTTTGTGCAGAGCGAACTTCCTCCATCGCAGACTTGTAATCTTCGTACCCCTTCTTCATTGTTTCAAACGGGGAACGGTCGGCCAGCTCGGAATCTATATTATTGAAAGCATCCATTACTTCCTTGAAAGATTCGGGGCTGATGTCATCACCGATTCCTTCCAGGTATTGTTTCAGCTTTTCACGAAGGCTTCCCAGTGTATCAGTAGATACACGCTCCAGGTCACCGAAAATCTTGTCCCAGTCCATCCCTTTCTTCATTTCCTCAAAGTCCAGGCTGGCCAGCTTGTCGTCACGTTCACGGGTTAATACGTCGGCCTCTCCTTCTGTTTGCGCAGCGGCAATCTTCCGGGCGTAATCCATTGCAATGGCCAGACGCTTCTCCTGATACGTTCCGTATTGTTTATTGTAGTCGATAAGGCTCTGCGTGGCCTTGTCGCGATATTCCTGTTCAATCTGATATATCTTTTCGTTATACACCTGTTCTGCCAGCATACGGTTGGTGTTTGCCGTATTCTTTACCTCGTCGTACTGGCTCTGTGGGATATTGTCACCCTGCTTGCGTGCCTGATCCATTTTGGCAAGCATATCCCGTTCCTGCTTGTCAATGTCAGCCACAGACTCATCGTATTCCTGCTTTGCCAGTGCCATACGCTTGGCAATACCTTCCTGCATAATCTGTATGCGGAGTTTTTCCGTAGTCTGCTGTGCTTTTACGCGGGCATCGGCAAGCTGGGAGGCGTAGTCGGTTTTCTCTTCTTTCTGCTTTTTGGAGCTAGCAGAGAAATCAGTGGTGTAAGCCGATGTGTCTATCTGTTTGACTATACCCTCTACTGTTTTGTTGTTCTTTGCAATTTCTTCAGAAGATTTTCTGATATTCTCCATCCTACGTTCGTATTCCTCGATAATCTTTTCCGCGTTACTGTCACCTGAAAGAGTTCGGTTTGTCATGAAACTGCTTTGATTTACCGTCAACGCGTTTTGCCTCATTCCTTCTCTTTGTTTCAGTGCAGCTTCGTATGCGGAACGCATCTGATTAACCCATTGCGAATCCGCATTAATACCACGTTGTAACTGAAAGTTTCTTTTTGAATAATCTGCAACAATATCTTCTGCTGCCTGTGCCTGACCTTTACGTATAATTGCCTTTGTCAGTTCATCGTACGCAGATGCGGCATTCCCCGCTAAAATGGCTTCATTGCTTAGTTTACCGAAATAATCCGGATACATTTTTTGAAGCTCATCTACAGCCTTATTCCTTTCTCTCATGGATTTTGATGTATCCTGACTGGCTGTATAAAGAATTCTAAGTTTTGCAGACTCTTCAGAAGCAGCTTCTCCTCCTTTTCTTCTGGAAGTGTTCAATGATTCCTGTAGCTGTTGAGTTTCTGATAGTTCTTTTTTGGCTTTACCAAGGTTCTTAACCCAATTACCAATTTCTTTTCCATATACAATGCCCAATGAAATTAGAGCGATTAAGGCTGTCTGAAGGGAAAGCAATGCTTTTCCAAGCTGTTTCCATACCGGCACACCCTTTTGTCCTGATGCGGCCAGAAGTTCGTTCTGCTTGCGCACATCGGCAATGGCATCCGCCAGCATCGGCAGGTTGTTGGAGATAGCGAGTATAAACATCTGCGGACCCATGGCAAGCGAAGGAAGTTCTCTTGCTACCTGGCTGAACTGCATCTTCAGGTTGTTTGTCTTACGGGTAACGGCTTCTGTGTCGATGTCGATTGAAGGAGTTTTTGCAACCTCCTCTTTGGTTTTCTTCAAGTCTTTCAGTCCGGCCTTCAATCCGTTAATCTGGCCCGTCAAAGCCTGCACGTTTGCAGCCTCCTGAGTGTAGTTTTTTCCGGCCTGCTTGTTCGCTTCAAGCTGTTTAATCTGCTCGGCACGTACCAGTTTCAATGCGTCAATCAGTTTCTGAGTCTGATTTTCCAAATCATCCACATTCTTGCCAACGCTCTGTAATCCGGCCTTGGTCAAGTCTTTCATGAATATTTCCAGTTCAACGGGTACTGCCATGATTTCAATTTATAATGATAAATAATCAGTCCTTTACCGCATAGTTGGTAAAGAACTCCAGCGGGTTCATTCCCTTTGTCGTGTTCGTGTTATTTGTTTGTGTGCGACTGTTTCTTTGTTTCTCCCGTTCCTCCATTTCACGGATTTGCTGCATCAGGTCCGTTTTTTTCGGAGGAACCCAGTGAGGCATGTCTGCCATCATGAGCTGAAGGGTAACTACATTTACCTTGTCCAGAATGTAGTCAATGCTCCATCCTGTTTCTGTGGCAATCTGACCTACTACGCCGAAAAGGCTATGCGAAGGTTCCGTATGTCCCTTCTTTAACTCCTCTTGTCGTTTGCGCTCTCGTTCCGGCTCGCTAAGGGCTGCATCTTGTTCAGAGCTGCTGCCGATGCGATAATAATCCCGAAAGACGTGGTAGATGTACTGTTCAGCACCTGTCTCCAGGCGGCTGAAAGTTCGTCGGGTGTCATCAATTCCCGTAGCATCCAGGCCACTATGCGGTTCAGCACTCTTCCCAGTACAGGACCTCTCACAATTCCGTATGCTACAATGCGGCTGATGTCCTTTCCATGCAGGAAGACAAACCGGATACGCTGGTCCTGGTCGTATGCGTCATATTCTTCCGGAGTTACCCCGATTCGGAGATAACGCTTGCTGATTCGTATCAGACTGCGTGTGGTAGGTGTCTTCATCGTAATGCGGAACGGACGTTTCCGAAGTACCGTATGAAGCGGCAGGCTGATTCCCCCGTCACTGAGGGATATGCCTGCCAGAAGTTCTATATCCTGTGCCTTCATCATGCTTTAGCGTCTGCGGTTGTGTCAGATGTGTCGGGAACCACACCGGGAGGATAGATGCGGTAACGTCTTTCCTTGCCGTCGGTCGTTTTCAGCATATCCACACGGATACCCATTGCCAGCACATTCTGCATGTTGATACCGTTCTGCCATCCGTTACGGCTCAATCGGGAGTTAAATACACGGAAACTGTGGCCTGAATGCATAGTGATAGTCAGTACGCCATTGGCTACCATCTTTGTCGGTGGTGTATAAGAGCCGTCAGCTTCGGCTTTTCCACCGAACACATTCACCATGTTTTCCGCATTCAGCTGGATAAGGTTCATTGTGAACGCATCGCTTCCCGGATTGGTCATGATGCTGTCTACCGGTCCGTCTGTTACTTGTGCGGCCATCACATCCATAAAGGTAGGCGCATTTCCTGCCGGCTGCATTCCGTTTTCATCCAACCAGCCCAACGTCTTTTCTTCACCTCCTTCTCCGGAAGGCTTGAAAGTCACTTTCGCCACGCCGTACATCAGTCCGTTGCTTGTATCTGCCATAATATTGTCGTTTTTAATCGTGTTTTAAATATCGTTTAATCAGTTGCCAGATAAGGAAAATACCCAGCAGGGTCAGGGCTGTTCCTGTCAGCCATCCCTGCGCTCCCGGGCGTGTTTCCTTCACTTCATTGCTCACAGTTTCATCGCGTATGCGGTGGTCGGTTTCCGTACGTGTTACGGTCACCTGTCTTCCTGTGCTGTCGGCTGTAGCTGTGACGTTCACGCCACCTTCTCCGTCCGATTGTATGTCAATATTCAGACCGTCGTTTCGATAGTTCAGCCCAAATCCGGCAGGAAGTTTACTCAGGTTCAGCCACTGCTCCGCACTCACCGAGCAGGTCGCCGTCCTCTTCGGGACCGGCCCGTAAGTTGTTTGCTCGGTTACGCTCGTTCGGAGGCTGTCCGAGCGGACGGTTTCCGAGCTGGCCTTTCTGCTGCTGGCGCATCCAGATGATAGCAGGACAGCGGTCAGCATACCTGCAAGTATGTAGTTTGCGTAAAGCCGTTTCATGATTGATATTCCGTTCGTTTTGTTTTCGTAGTTGTTTACTTAGTTCCAATACCGTTGCACTGAGGTCGTCATATAAAGCCTTGTAAGTGCCCTCGGTTTCTTTCACTGCACGGACCTGGTACACTTTCCTGTCACGCCACCAGGCAATGGCAGTTACCAGCCAGCCGGCAGGAGCCAGCCATTCCATCAGTGTTTGTAACAGGGTCAAGTCCATAATGCTCTACTCTTTTTTAAACAGTGCTCCGATAGCCTTAATCACATCATAGAATCCGCATCCGCT